TGAAGCAATGATGGAAGAGTTTGATAAGACTGAAGAAGTTACTGAAGCACAAAGTCCAGCACAGAAGGCAGCATTTGCGAAAATGTTAGCCGCTAAGAATCCTAAAAAAGACGAAGAAGTTGAAGAATCTACAGAAGAAACTACTGAAGAAGTTAATGAAGAAAAGTTAGACGAAATACTGCCATTAGCACCACTAGCCAAAGCCGCACTTGATACTAAACTTGGACAGAAAGTATCAAACACAGTTAAGGGCGCAGTGGGTTCTGCGAAAAAGACTGTTGCTGATACAGGCGCTAAAGCGATGAGAAATGTAATCGACACAGTATCACAAACAAACGCCGCATCTGATGAAAAGTTAATTAAAAAAGCAGTAAATAGAAAACGCAATTATAATGATGATGGAATTGCACCACCTAGTGGACATCACAATAATACTTCTAACAGATGGGCAGAATCAACTGAAGAAGATATTGAAGAAAATCTTAAAGAAGCAGAATTACAAATTAAAGCATTGAAGGAAGATTGTTCTTGTGGACATGGTTCAGATTGTGGTTGTGGACCAGAATGTGGTTGTGGTTGTAACTCAGTAAAAGAATCAATAAACGAAGAAGAAGAAGTATATTTTCAATACGATGACATTGGTGGAAACATAATTGTTAATCCTAATTCAACTATAGAAGACCAGATTGGCGAATTGTTACATGATTATTACGACATTAGTCCAATGGAATTTGACGTTGATAAAATAGAAATTGTAGAACCTGAAGAAGTTAATGTTGCTCAAGCCAATAAAGATAGACTTAAAAAATTGGCAGGAATTAACAAGGATGATAATGAAAGAAGACTTCCTATGGGCTTAACCTCTTACAGATAAACTTCATTATACTTTAAATAAAGAAAGTCTCCCAGTGAGACTTTTTTTGTGGGTGCCCAATAAAAAACCCGCAATTAAGCGGGTTTCCTAATGTTAATTTAGAGTTGATTAGTAACCATAAGTTTCATCATTATAACCTAAATCCGAAGACGCAGTTGTAGTAATTGAACCCATATCTTGTGTATCAACAGTTGGACCAGTAATTATACCTAAAGCGGTATAACCACGAGTTCTGCCTGTTGACCCGCCAGTTGCTGAACTATGTCCTGCACCTGAAGTTGGTAAATCATCACCGCTTGATGTAATCGCACCAAAATCAGACAACTCTCTTAAATCGATTGTACGTCTAACCTTAATACGAGCCATACCTGCGATTGCTCTAAGACCTCTATATCTTGCCATATTATTTCTCCCATATGATTGATGCTGAAGGTGGGAATCCCTCATACATCAGTAGTATTTATCATATCTAATCATTCTATTATAATCAAAGATAAATACTATATAGATAATTAAGTGAGTATATAATAATAGATGGCAGATTTAACCAAAAAACCATATCAAAAAACCCAATTTAGTAACGTACAATTGTTAGAATTTAGCAAATGTATGACGGATCCGTTTTATTTTCTAAGTAAGTATTTTTGGATTCAGCATCCAACTCAAGGTCAAATACTATATAAGGCATACGATTATCAACAGGATTTAGCAGATTCTTATCATAATTTTAGATTTTCTATATCTATGTTAGGTAGACAGATGGGTAAGTCAACAACTGCGGCTGGCTATTTGTTATGGTATGCAATGTTTAATCCAGACCAAACTATCTTAATAGCCGCTCATAAGTACGCAGGCGCTCAAGAAATCATGCATAGAATTAGATATGCGTATGAGATGTGTCCCGATTATATCAGAGCAGGTGTAACAAACTACAACAAAGGTAGTATAGAATTCGATAATGGCTCACGTATTATTGCTCAAGCAACAACTGAAAACACTGGTCGTGGTCTTTCAATCTCATTACTATACGCAGATGAGTTCGCATTTGTTAGACCTACTATAGCAAAAGAGTTCTGGACTTCTATCTCACCAACACTAGCCACGGGTGGTAAAGCAATTATCACATCAACTCCCAACTTAGATGATGACCAGTTTGCGATTATATGGTCTGGTGCGAATAAGAGACTAGATGCTTATGGCAATGAAACAGAAGTTGGAATCAATGGTTTTAGACCATACAACGCAGTCTGGAGTCAACATCCTGATAGAGATAAACAATGGGCTGTTGAAGAAGAAGCACGAGTGGGTAAAGAACGTTTCCTAAGAGAACACGAATGTCAATTTATTGCATACGATGAAACGTTAGTTAACAGTTTGAAATTAGCAGGAATAAAAGGAAAAGAACCAATATTAAGAACGGGGCAAGTTAGATGGTATGAACATATTAATAAAGAATCTACTTATGTTATAGGATTAGATCCTGCGATGGGAACTGGTGGAGATAATGCCGCTATTGAAGTGTGGGCATTACCAGAACTTGTACAAGTAGCAGAATGGCAGAATAATAGAACAGATGTCCATGGACAAGTTAAAACAATGCATACTATTCTTACTATTATTAACGATGAAATGAAAGAACTTGGCAATTCAGCACCAGAAATATATTGGAGTGTAGAAAATAATTCATTGGGAGAAGCCGCGTTAGTAGTCATACAAGAGATGGATGAAGACAAGTTTCCTGGAATATTCTTACATGAACCTAAAAAGAAAGGAAGACAACGTGTCTCCAGAAAAGGATTTACTACTACATACAAGACAAAGATTACTGCTTGTATGAAGATGAAATCTTGGATTGAAAGTGACAAGATGACACCACTAAGTAAGAATTTCATAAGAGAATTAAAGACATTCATAGCAAAAGGAAAAAGTTACGAAGCAAAAACAGGCGAAACAGATGATTTGGTATCAGCAACATTATTATGTGTAAGACAGATACAAGTTATATCTAGATTCGAAGAAGGATACGAAGAACTGCTCGGAGAGACGTTAGACTCTGATGTTGAATACAATGAACCCCTTCCTGTGATATTTTGATAAATACTACCATAACGAACGAGAATAAAAAATATGGCTATAAACTTAGATAACATCGCAACAAAAGTAATGAAATTGATGCAGGGAAGCGGACTTCAAATGAAGATGTTTGATGCTACTAGTGGCAAAAGTGTTGCAGTACCAGCCAAAGCAAGATTTTTTTACGTTAAAGAACCAAACATGATGGTTCATATTGATGATAATACGAACGAATTAAAGTTTCATATCGGTGAAGATATCGATATCGATAACGAAAATGTTAACAATATGATAACACAATTAAAATCTATGGCACGTACTAATATGTTAGATTTCGATATTCGTTCTTTCGGAAAACACATAGAACCTAAAAATTATGCATATAAAATTGAACAAAATAAGGAGCAAACCATGACAGACCACGTCAATGAAGGCATGGGCCCATTGTCTGGGTCATCACGAACAAGCCGTCAAACATTAGAAAATGTACGAATAATCTTAAAACATCAGGCACCAGTAAACGAAGAATCTCATGGTTCACGTTCACGTAACATCACATCAATTTTTGTTGAATCAGGTGAAGGTGAACGTTTCAAATATCCATTTATACATTTAAATGGCGCAAGAGCAATGGCTAGACACGTATCATCAGGTGGAGTCCCACATGACATGGTAGGAGAAGCGATTGTAGAATTGTCAGACAACTTATCAAGATTGAAAGAATTCATGAGTGTAGTCAATAAACAGAAATTAGTGAATGAAACTAATCGTTCTGATGTATGGAATGTTAAACGTAGTATTGATTCAATCAAAGAAAGCGTGAAGAGAATTCAAGGTGTAAAAGGATATGCTAATTTTGTTGAAGGTCTTGCTCTTAAAGAGACTCAATCATTAGAAGAAATTTCAGAAGAAATGGTAGATACATTTGTACAAAAGTTTACAAAATCTACATTTGAAGAATCATTAAGAGATATTTTTCCATTGCTCCACAAAGTCAATGAAGAAGAAACGACAAATCGTAGAGATAATCAAACAGAGAGAGTCAAAGAAATAATTTCGGCAAAAGCAAAGAAGACTGGTGAGAGAATGAATACAGTTTCTTTTGGTGAGCCAAGTGATTCGTCTTATGACTACTCACAAATTAAGAAGCAATTTGCTGAACCTCGTTCGCCAGAAGAAGCGGCAGAACAGAAGATTAATAAGATAGCAATGACATTTGATGATTTGGCTGATAGAGTTGTAGTAGACACATTACTAGATAAAAAAGGAAAAAAGAAAGGCCATGATTTAGCGGCTGAAGTATCATTTTTCTTAACTGATATTGCTAATGAAATTCGTGCAAATCCAAGAGGCATTGATAAAGAAGATATGAAATTGGCTGGTCATTTGTTAAAAATATCTAAGATGTCAGTAGAGACTGTAGAACCAAAATCAGCAGATGAAAGAATGGACGAATCACTTGAAAAATCCTTTTCAAAATATATGATTTTCTAGTTGACAAATACACCCAATTATGTTATAATTAAAGGAAGTTAAGTGCTTCCTTTTTTATTGTTTAAATTATTTTCACTACAATTTTGAAGTAAAAAAACATTCAAAAAGACGTATTTAATGGTTGACTTTTGCGAAAAAGATAAGTATAATAGTATCATGCTTAGAAATAAATGATACATTTAGGCTAATAAAACTAATATAAAACAAACTAATAAAGGCTAATAATAGGAGAATACTATGGCTACACTAGCAGAAATACGTGCAAAACTACTTGCACAAGATAACAAAGCATCAGATAATGCATCCTCAAACAGAGGGTCAGATGCAGTTTACCCTTTCTGGAATATGGATAATGATAATACAGCAGTATTGCGTTTTCTACCAGACTCAGACCCAACAAACACATTCTTTTGGAAAGAACGACAAGTTATCAAACTTCCGTTCCCTGGTGTTAAAGGCGGTGATGAACAGAAACGAGTAATCGTTCAAGTACCTTGCGTTGAAATGTGGGGCGAGTCTTGCCCAATTCACGCAGAGATACGTCCTTGGTTTAAAGACCCAGCGATGGAAGACTTAGGTCGTACATATTGGAAGAAACGTTCTTACGTTTTTCAAGGATTGCTTTGTACCGATCCAATCGGCGGAGTAACACCAGACAATCCAGTTCGTAGGTTTATCATTGGACCACAAATCTTCAAGTTATTGAAGGCGGCTCTAATGGACCCAGATATGGATAACATGCCAACTGATTACGAACAAGGTACTGACTTCCGTCTTACTAAGACAACTAAAGGTCAATACGCTGATTATTCAACTTCAAGTTGGTCACGCAAAGAACGTTCATTGAATGAAGAAGAACGTGCGATAATTGAAACGCACGGTCTTTATAACTTAAATGAGTTCATGCCAAAACGTCCTACAGAAGATGATATGAAAGTAATCACAGAGATGTTTGAAGCATCTGTTGATGGTGAATTGTATGACCCTGCTCGTTGGGGACAACACTATAAACCTTATGGTTTAGATGTTCCACAATCAACCTCTGCAACTCCAACTGCAACTCCAACTGCTCCAAAGGTAGAAGAAGTTAAAGTAGAGGCTCAGACACCTGCAACACCGACTCCAGCGCCAGTAGTAGCAGAAACTACAACTGATGCACCGAAGGCCGATGCGGCAGATATCTTAGCAATGATTCGTAGTAGAAAAACTGACTAAGTAAATCAGCATTAAGTGTGGGATTAATCTCCCACACTTTTATAACACATTAGGAGAATACGATGGCAAGAGCCTTTGATGCGAGTAAATTCCGCAAATCTATAACAAAATCTGTTCCTGGTATGAGTGTTGGTTTTAGAGACCCAGATACTTGGATATCAACAGGAAATTATACATTAAACAAACTTATCAGTGGAGAATTTCAAAAAGGTATTCCACTAGGTAAAGTAACAGTCTTTGCAGGTGAAAGTGGTGCAGGAAAATCATTTGTCGCCGCGGGCAATATTGTAAAAAATGCACAAGACCAAGGAATTTTTGTAGTTCTAATCGATAGTGAAAATGCGTTAGATGAAACATGGCTACACGCACTAGATGTAGATACTACACCAGAAAAATTATTAAAATTAAACGTAGCAATGATTGATGATGTTGCTAAAATCATCTCAGACTTTATGAAAGGTTATAGAGAAGACCACGGAGATACTGACCATTCAGAACGTCCAAAAGTTTTGTTTGTGATTGATAGTCTAGGAATGATGATGACCCCAACTGATGTTGACCAGTTCAATCGAGGTGATATGAAAGGTGACATGGGTCGTAAACCAAAAGCACTAGCGTCATTAGTACGTAACAGTGTAAATATGTTCGGCGACTATAACGTAGGTTTAGTTGCAACTAACCACACATATGCATCACAAGATATGTTCGATCCAGATGATAAAATATCAGGTGGACAGGGCTTTATCTATGCAAGTTCAATTGTAGTAGCAATGCGAAAGTTGAAGTTGAAAGTAGATGCAGACGGTAATAAGACTTCACAAGTACATGGCATTCGAGCCGCTTGTAAAGTGATGAAGACCCGATACTCAAAACCATTTGAGTCTGTTCAAGTTGAGATTCCATATGAAACGGGAATGTCACCATATAGTGGCTTAGTTGAATTTTTTGAGGCAAAAGGGTTACTAATAAAACAAGGTAACAGATTGAAATATGTGACAAAATCAGGTGACGAAATGATTGAATTCCGTAAGAATTGGTCAGATGAAAAACTTGATGTTGTTATGAGCGAGTGGAATGATGAAAATCTCGATGCTGAAAAACACGAGTTGACACAACAAGAGTCTGAGGTGTAATAATAAAGCAATCTGTATAAATAGATTGCTTATAATCAACAAGAAATACTAGAGGAGACTTTTTTTGGAATCAGAATCACTTATTGAACTGTGGGAAACTTTAAAAAGTTATATTCCCACTAAAGACAGAATAGAAGCAGGCGAAATGTTTATTAAACAATGTGATGATTTAGGAATGAGTATCGATGACATTCATGTGTTAATCGATGGCGATGAAGTCTTAGAAGTATCATTAGATAGATTTTTTGATGAAGAGGATGAAGACGACAATGATGATTGGGACTAATGAATTGGTATAGCAAAATAGTAAACGACTGGAGTGAGATTCCAAACTGCATTCAATTTTTTGAAAAGGAACTTGTAGATGCAAGAAAAGAAGTAAAGATACAAGGAAACATAGAAAAAAATGCCACTTATCTTCCTGCATATGTTGAATTGCGTTTTGGACAATTACAAGAGATAGAAGCAATATTAGAACATCTAAATATTCAGTTACGCAAAAAGAGAAGCCAATACTTAAGAAAATATTTAGAGAATTATAACAAAGTTTTAAGTAGCAGAGATGCCGAAAAATATGCAGATGGCGAAGATGAAATTGTTGCAGTTGGTGAATTGATTAATCAAGTAGCACTTGTAAGAAATCAATACCTAGGAATAACAAAAGGATTCGAAATTAAACACTTTCAACTGTCAAACATTATTAAGTTACGGGTGGCAGGAATGGAAGATTCAGAAATTAACACATATTAGGGGTAGAGAGTATAATGTCTAGCATTCAAATAGTTAAACGGAATGGAGAAAAAGAAGATTTAGATTTAGAAAAAATGCATAAAGTTGTATTTCAGGCATGTAACAGTATTAATAATGTGTCTGCTAGTGAACTTGAACTAAAATCACATATTCAATTTTATAATGGCATTACGAGTGCAGAGATACAAGAAACACTAATCAAAGCGGCAGCCGAATTAATATCAGAAGATTTGCCAAACTATCAATGGGTTGCTGGAAATCTAATCAATTATCATATTAGAAAAGAAGTATACAATAACTATGAACCATGCCATGTTCTAGATTTAGTCAAACAGAACGTTGAGTCTGGATTCTATGATGAATCGTTATTGATAGATTACTCAGTAGAAGAATGGGATAAGATTAATGGTTTTATCAGACACGATAGAGATTTCGACATTACTTATGTTGGAATGGAACAGTTTCGTGGAAAATATTTAGTTCAGAATAGAGTTGACAAAAGTCTTTACGAAACGCCTCAGATGGCATATATACTAATTGCCGCAACATTGTTTGCTGAATATCCAAAAGAAGAAAGATTAAAATGGGTTAAAGATTATTACGATGCTATCAGTACGTTTGATATATCATTGCCGACTCCTGTTATGGCAGGTGTTCGTACTCCACAACGACAGTTTAGTAGTTGTGTATTGATTGAAACTGATGATTCGTTAGATTCTATCAATGCTACTACGAGTGCGATTGTAAAATATGTATCTCAGAAAGCAGGTATTGGTATTGGTGCAGGAAACATTCGTGCCATTAATTCACCAATCAGAAATGGAGATGCAAGTCATACTGGTGTTGTTCCCTTTTATAAAATGTTTCAAGCAGGAGTAAAATCTTGTTCACAGGGCGGTGTTAGAGGCGGCGCGGCAACATTATATTATCCAGTTTGGCACTATGAAGTAGAAGATTTACTTGTGTTGAAGAACAATAAAGGCACGACAGACAATCGTGTTCGACATATGGATTACGGTGTTCAATTCAATAAACTTATGTATGAACGTCTAATGTCAGGTGGTAATATCACATTGTTTTCACCACAAGATGTTCCTGGTTTATACGAAGCATTCTTTAATGACCAAGATAAGTTCCGTGAACTTTACGAAACAGCAGAACGCAAAACATCTATTCGTAAGAAAACAGTTTCAGCAATTGACTTATTTTCGTCATTTATGACTGAACGCAAAAACACTGGACGTATCTATCTGATGAATGTAGACCATGCGAATGACCATAGTTCTTTTGATACATCTGTAGCACCGATTAAACAATCAAATTTATGTTGTGAAATTACTCTTCCTACTAAGCCACTAACAAGTGTCCATGATGAAGAGGGTGAAATTGCTCTCTGTACACTCAGCGCCATCAATTGGGGAAATATTAAATCACCAGAAGATTTTAAAAAGCCATGCGAGTTAGCAGTGAGAGGACTTGATGCTCTATTAAGTTATCAGAACTATCCACTGATTGCTGCCGAGTTAGCAACAGTTAATAGGAGACCGTTAGGTGTTGGCATTATAAATTTTGCGTATTGGTTAGCAAAAAATGATATGACTTATACTGATGCTAACTTAGAGTTAGTTGATGAGTGGGCAGAAGCATGGAGTTATTATCTGATTAAAGCATCAAATCAATTAGCCCAAGAACGAGGACCTTGTCCTAAAACAGATGAAACAAAATATGGGCATGGTATTGTACCAATTGATACTCGTAAGAAAGAGATTGATGAACTTGTCCCTCATAAAGAGAGAATGGATTGGAAATCTCTTAGAGAAGACCTTAAAGAATATGGAATAAGAAATTCAACATTAATGGCACTTATGCCAGCAGAAACATCTGCACAGATTTCAAATTCTACAAATGGAATAGAACCACCACGTAGCCTTGTTAGTGTTAAACAATCAAAGCACGGAGTACTGAAACAAGTTGTTCCTGGTATTCACAAGTTAAAGAGCAAATATGAATTTCTATGGGACCAGAAAAGTCCAGAAGGTTATTTAAAGATTATGGCAGTGTTACAGAAGTATATCGACCAAGGTATATCAGTGAACACAAGTTATAATCCAGTACATTTTGAAGATGAAAAGATACCAATGTCTGTGATGTTGCAACATCTTATTATGTTTTATAAGTATGGTGGTAAGCAATTGTATTACTTTAATACATTTGACGGTCAAGGTGAAATAAGTCTTGATGGTAACTTAATGGACAAAAATGAAGAACTACCAATGGGCTCTCTAATAGATGATGAAGACTGTGATGGTTGTACAATATAGAAGAAAATGAATAATAAATTTTATGACAATGAAGTAGAGATTACTTGCACAAATAATGGCAGGACTGTTACTGCTGAAATTGATAATTTCAGATTGGAAGAATCACTAAACGCATTTATTGTTTCTAATAAGATTCACATGCGTTGGAATGGTAGAGTGTATGTTGGAGGTTTTTCTGAACTTGAATTTACTACTAAAGGTCCAAAGTACTTAGGAAAAAAATGAAATGACTGTTTTTAACGCAAAAAACAAACAAGACCACACGACTGCAAAAGCATTCTTAGACCCATCGGGTGGCGTAGCAATTCAACGTTTTGATACATTAAAGTATAAACAGTTTGATAAACTCACTGATAAGCAGTTAGGTTTCTTTTGGAGACCAGAAGAAGTAGACATTCATAAAGATGCTAATGATTTCAAACTTCTTACAGAACATGAACGCCACGTATTCACAAGTAATTTAAAAAGACAAATCTTGTTAGATAGTGTTCAAGGTCGTGCCCCTAGTGAAGCATTTGGACCACTTATTAGTATTCCAGAACTAGAAGCGTGGACAACAACGTGGACATTCAGTGAAACAATTCACTCACGCAGTTACACTCATATTATTCGTAACGTGTATGCTAATCCTAGTGAAATCTTTGAAGACATCATGGATATCAAAGAGATTGTAGATTGTGCTGACGATATCAGTAAAAACTATGACGAACTGATTGACCTTACATTAAAGTATAAATTATTAGGTGAAGGGAAACATACAGTTAATGGTAAGAAAGTTGTAGTTGACCTGTATGAACTTAAAAAATCACTCTATAAGACTCTTATGAGTGTAAATATTTTAGAAGGTGTTCGTTTCTACGTATCATTTGCTTGTAGTTGGGCGTTTGCAGAACTTAAAAAGATGGAAGGCAATGCGAAGATTATTAAACTAATTGCACGTGATGAGAATTTACACTTGGCATCTACTCAATCACTTCTAAAGATTTTACCTAAAGATGACAAAGATTATATTAAAATTGCAAAAGAAACGGAAGAAGAATGTATTCAGATGTTTGTTGATGCAGTTGAACAAGAAAAAGAATGGGCTGATTATCTATTTAAAGATGGCTCAATGATTGGACTAAATGCACAATTACTAAGTGATTATATTGAATGGATTTGTTGTAAACGTATGATTGGCGTTAATTTAAAATGTCCATTTGTTGTTCCGCAAATGAATCCTCTACCTTGGACTCAGAAATGGATTGCAGGTGGTGATGTTCAAGTCGCACCACAAGAAACAGAAATAACATCTTATATCACGGGCGGAGTAAAACAAGATGTATCCGAAGATACTTTTGGAGGACTAACACTATGATTGAATTAGATTCTATTGGTACAGTAGATTATGAAGTAAAAGATTTTGTTGCGTTGGTACCCCACAATGATGCACATTTTTGTTTGGTACCAAGAAACGTTGACCAGAAAAGTATTTTAAAATTGCAGAAGATTATGATGGATATTGGAAATGCTAACGTATCGAATGGAGTATGTAAGCAGTATCATACGATAATGAAATTTATCAATGACTATCCAATCGTAGAAATACATTTAACTAAGGAGAAAGATATGACTAAGATGGGCACAGAGTTCCAAACATGGATACAAAGTATCTGGATGGAGCATTTAGATGAAAAGTTAACTTGGAAAGAGAAAGTAGATTATACTCAAGACGAGTGGCGTAAAAAGAATTTAGACTTCTTAACTAATAAATTTCAGGAAGAAGTTAGAAATAAATGAAAATTGTACTAGCAACCGGTGGATTTGACCCGATTCATTCGGGACACATAGCATATCTTAAAGCGGCAAAAGAATTGGGCGATATTCTTATCGTAGGATTAAACTCTGATGAATGGTTAGAACGTAAAAAAGGCAAAGCATTTATGCCTTGGAACGAACGACTTACTATTGTAAATAATTTACAAATGGTAGACGAAGTGTTCACATTTATGGATGACGATGACACTGCTATAAACTTTATAAAACAAGTCAGAGCCCACTATCCAACTGAAGACTTAATCTTTGCTAATGGCGGAGACAGAACAGTAGACAATGTTCCAGAAATGGTCGTTGATGATGTTGAATTTGTATTTGGTATAGGTGGTGATAATAAAAAGAATTCAAGTAGTTGGTTATTAGAAGATTGGAAAGCACCCAAAACTATTCGTAATTGGGGATATTATAGAGTATTACACGAGGATTCTACGGGTGGTAATCCAAAAACTAAAGTAAAAGAACTCACATTAGACCCAGGAAAGTCTATATCGTTGCAACGCCACAAATTCAGACGTGAGTATTGGATAGTTACATCAGGCACAGCCACTATAGAGATTGAAGGTCAGCCTAGAACATTAGGTATACATGACGATATAGAGATACCTATAGGATGGTGGCATAGACTAAGTAATAAAACTACATTGCCTTTGCGAATCGTAGAGATTCAATCAGGAATGAAGTGTGATGAAGCAGACATAGAACGTGCGCCTCATAAAGATGACCATGATTTTCGAATATAACTAAAGGAGTAATATATGGAAGTAACTACAAATAACTATAAGGAAAACAGTATGAATCTATTAAGTTTGACAGAGAGAGAAATTACACAACTAATCCAATCTTTAAAAACCAATCCGAATATTGAAGAAGCCGTTAAGGCTCCTACTTTAAATTGGATAATGGAACAGTTGAAAGAGCAACAAGTTGGCGGTGCATGGAAACGCAGACTTAGAGAGAAAGGTCACGTTATCTAAGTTATGTTTAAAGAATTAAAAAATGTAGTCTACGCAGTTCTTATAACTTCGATATTTATATTTATATTTGTAAAGTCAGTAGAGGCAGAAGGTATCCACGACAACACGGCAGTTGAAAAAATCCTATTAGCAGATGAGTTGGTAGATAAAGAGATGGCTGTAATGGTATTGGGTGGTATTGATTACTATGTACAAGAATGCTCAACGCTAACTCCACGAGGAGTTCTGTATAGAAATGAAATTATTTCATATCATGAATTGAAAGAGGATTTTTTACCAGTCAGTCCAACATATATCAAAGGCGCATTAGCAGTCTCTGGATATAATTGCCAGGAGATGTATGAATTGATAGTTCAATTAGATGACTCGAATCTCGCAGAAGAACCAATATCAGAAAAATTAGAGAACAATTAAGATGGTAAAATATCCTTCGAAAACTTGGTGTACATATCCCTTTACATCGTTAGTGTTGCATAATGGCGGCACATATGGTCCATGTTGTACTGCTAATGAAAGTGTGTCTGTTGATTTATATGACAAGGAAGTTGTTATCAAAATGTTTGATCCAACTGAACAAGATGCATTCAAACCATTCGGTATGACTGTGGATGAAGCATTTCATAGTGAATTTATGAAAGATATTCG